CAAGGACCTGAATATCAAGTTTCAGCAACAACAGGTGTTGTTATGGATTGTTCAGGTGATTATGCACAAGTAAACTCTAATCCTTACGCGGCATTTGGAATTTCAGGATTAACCGTATCTGGTGATGTATTTCAGTTCGAAGTTTCTTTACAAGATAATGATCAGAATTTTATTTCTAAAGTTTTAGGTAAAGGTAACTTTGACAAGTCAGCAACAGAAGTACCTGTATTTGTTGAAGAGGTTTATCCTGTGATGTTATATAACTTGTATATGAATTCATATATTAAAGGTTTAAATTGTACATTAGTTTCATTACCTAGTGCTAGAAGTGGTAATCAATATTCTTTGGGTTATTATTTGGATAAATTCCAAACTCCTGAAACTCCTTGGGTTGTATCTGAACTTCGTGGTAATGTAGTTTACAAGTTATTTAAAGTTATTTCAATCTCTGATGGTAACGCGGCTAACACAGAGGTAAAAATTTCAATTGCAAATCTTTCATATGTTGATGGTACATTTGATGTATTTGTTAGAGATTTTTACGATACCGATAGAAATCCTGTTGTGTTTGAAAAATTTGAAGGTTGTACAATGAATCCAAATCTTAACAACTATGTTGCTAAGAAAATAGGTACTAGTAATGGTGAGTACGCAACACTATCAAAATTCATTATGTTGGATGTAAATGAGTTTGCACCAATTGACACATTACCTTGTGGTTTTGAAGGATATGTACTTCCTACTTACTCAGGTTACTCTAATTGTCCTTTGACTTCCGCAAAACCACCAAAACCAATTTACAAAACTAAAGTTAACTATCCTGGTGAAGTAATCTACAATCCTCCTTTTGGAGCACCTATTCAATCGTTGGGTGACAAACCAAGAAGACAATATTTAGGTTTTACAAGTACAATTGGTGTTGATTCTGACCTTTTACAATATAAAGGTAAACAAAATAATGATCTTTGTGTTGCAACGAATGATTTAGTTTGGAATTATTTAACTAGAGGTTTCCATATGGACTCAGGTGCAACTGTAATCACAATAGGTGAAGATTATGTTACAAGTGGTCAACAAGCGTTTGATTGTGGTGCTGGTGACTTTACATCAGATCCTCAAGATCCGAACAACCCTTATTATTACCTTTATTCTAGAAAATTCTCTTTAGTATTCCAAGGTGGTTTTGATGGTTGGGACACATACAGACAATGGAGAACAAATACTGATGAATATCAGATCGGTAAACCTTCATATTTGGCAGGTTCTTGTCCTACAATTAGATTCCCTCAAGCAACAGGATGGGGAGCATTTAAAACTATCAATAACGATGGTAACATTATTGATTATGCAAACACTGATTACTACGCATATTTGATAGGTATGCAAACATTCGCAAATCCAGTGGCAATTAATATAAATGTATTGGCAACTCCTGGTATAGATATGTTCAACAACCTTGAACTTGTTAAGTCAGCAATAGATATGGTTGAACAAGACAGAGCGGATTCAATATATATCGTTACAATGCCTGATTGGGAAATGTACACACCTACAAATCAGAACCCTAACGATTACATATTTCCTGAAGATGCTGTTGATAGATTAGAAGATACTGAAATAGATTCTAACTACACAGCAACTTACTTCCCTTGGGTATTGACCCGTGATAATGTAAATCTTACTCAGATATACATTCCACCTACAGCTGAAGTTACTCGTAACTTGGCTCTTACAGATAACATCGCATTCCCTTGGTTCGCAACTGCGGGTTACACAAGAGGTCTTGTAAATTCTGTAAAAGCTCGTAAGAAAGTAACTCAAGAAGATAGAGACATCCTGTATAAGGGTAGAATTAACCCAATCGCTACCTTCCAAGATGTAGGTACTGTAATTTGGGGTAACAAAACTCTTCAAATCTCTGAAGGAGCCCTTAACAGAATCAATGTTCGTCGTTTGTTGTTACAAGCAAGAAAACTTATCTCCGCTGTGGCAGTAAGACTTCTGTTCGAGCAAAATGATGAAAAACTTCGTCAGGATTTCTTAGACGCTGTTAATCCTATCCTTGATGCTATCAGAAGAGATAGAGGTTTGTTTGACTTTAGAGTAACAGTTTCCTCTTCCGCTGAAGATTTTGATAAACAACAATTGAGTGGTAAGGTTTATCTCAAACCTACAAAAGCTCTTGAATTTATCGACATCGAATTCTTGATCACTCCTCTTGGAGCGTCTTTCGAAGACATTTAATCGAAGGATACACAAAAAAGAAACCCTCACAGAAATGTGGGGGTTTTTTATTATATATTAATTTATTATCAAACTTTTATTAATAAAAAAAAATAATAAGCACAAAAAAAATCCCATACCTGAATACGGGATTTTTGTTTGTAGTAAATTTTAGTAAACTAACACACAACGATCCATACGCATCGAACAAGAGATAGATGCTAATGCATCACTATTGTATGCTAATGTGTCGAAGTTTACATCTCTTAGGAAGGTTCCATATAGAATCCACTTTTCAACAACCACACCAGTCGGATCTAACATTTCAAGATCAACATCTTTTTTGTAACCGGCAGCATAACCCATACGACCTGTAACAGATTCAGCACATAGACGAACCCACTCCATAAGAGCTTGAGACGCGGATGGGCCAATTGGGTCTCTGAACTTAACATTAAGTTCACTCCAAGTGAATCTACCAGCTACATAAGTTGATGTATTCAAGAAAGGAATTTCAACCGCATTTACGGTAATATGTGGTCTGGCAGTAGACTCCACAAACCATTCGTTGATACCCAATGAGGTTGGGAAACGAAGAATAAATCGATTCTGTCGTTTTGGCTCATAAGGTATGGGCATTTTCATTAATAAATCAGCCATTGTATTATAGTTTTTTTGTTTTTATTTATTTATAAATATATTACCCAAGTAATTTTTTCTATTTACTTTAAATAATTTTTCAAGATTATGTACTAGTATCTTTTTTACCATCTTTAGATAAATCTTCTTTTTTCTTAACACCACCAGCAGTAGAATAAATCTTTAAAATATCTTCTTGTTTATCTTTAAAATGTTGTTTCATACTTTCTATATTCTTTCTATCATCATCTGAGAAACCAATTGTAGGTATGAAATTATTACTAACCTTATTTTTAAATGATATTTTTCTATCTTTTCGTAATTTATTAATATGACTTTGATTTTCCAAGTATTTGGACAATTGTTTAACATAATTAATAAACTCCTCCATAGCTTGGATTTTTAAAATCTCGGGTTTTTGTGCCCCCGACTCGTTTCCATAACTCACAGGATAGAATTTACACATATCTAAATATTCTCTTAAGACTTCGGAATCTGATAGACTTTCTTCATCCGTAAAATCTCTAAATTTTTTCAAGTTTTTTAAGATCTCTTCTTTATCTAAACCTTTATAGTCGGATATAATCATATTATATACCGTATTTTTTATCGTTTCGGGACTATGACCCCTTGCTGTTATTATTGCAAATATTGATCCGCCATTAACACATTCTAAAAAATCAGACCAAGCGGGTCCTGGTTTAGCTAACATAACATCCGTCATAAACCTTTCATCACCTTTTACTGTAAAGTTTCTAAAAGCTTCTTCCGCGAAACCCACAATCTTAGATCCCTTGTATTCAAATGATTCAAGACCAACTTTACTTCTATAATGAGCAAAGTCTTCAGTGGACATACCAACTTCACTTCCTTTTTCATCAATAAGAACAATTTGGGTCGGCATTTCCAATATATTGTCATCCCAATCAAAAGCGTAATATTTCATATCGGGAGTTCCCTCCTCGGTCATACCTTCTTTTAAATTTCTTCTTTTCATTATGATTAACTTGTATATTTATTAAATATCATAATTTTCAATAATTAATGAACTTAGATCATTTCATAGACATATTTGGTGATAGTTATGAATCACAACAAGAAATTTTAAAATGGTTTGGATCATATGAAAGATTTTTTTCCATATGCACCAATTCAGGGAAAATAATTAATCTTCTTGAACAAATAGATAATGACACAGAAGCAATTTATTATCATTGGGTTCTAAATCACGGAACCAAAGAAGAGAAAAGAAAAATATATAATGCAATTGTTAATGAATTTAATGACATTGAAAAGAAAGATGACACATATGTTTGGATTGGTATAAGAGAGGATTTAAGTGAGTTATTTTGTCATTCATCAAGAAGAGATTGGTCACCAAGGGAAGTTGCCCAAAAGGTCTTACAAGGTGATGTAGATACATTTAATGACTATTGGACGGATGATGTTATGGATAATGTTTATGATTATCTAACAACTCAGAATCAAAACTATGTAAAACAGAGGGTTAAAGAAGAGATATTGGGTCAAACAATCAAAGCAGGAACAGAGTTATTAGAAGATTATGAGAATGAAGATGGTGAAGTTTTAATTACAAATGAAAATGTGGATATCTTTTTAGAAAATTATGAAACATTGTCTTGGATTATAAAAAATGAAACTGATGAAATTGAACAAGGACTTAAACGACTATTAAATTTCGCTGAAGAAAGTGCCTTATATAATGAGGTATATAATGATGTTTTTAAAGAACTTTCAGAATATTTTGATATTGATAAAAAAGAATGGATAACAATACCCTCAAATAATGGAAAAAAAACACTAGAAAGATTTCAAATCCCATTAAATAAATTTGCCGTTGAAAACGCAATAGATGCTTACTTAGATGACAATAAAGATTATAATGACAATCCACCTGGGTATTATGGTTCATTTATTGGATTAGTCAATCATTTAATGGACTCACACGGTAGTTATGAGTGTTTAAGCGTTTCTTTTCCTGAATATCCCGATTGGAGTTATACCAAAAAAAATATAAATGATAATTTAGGAGATTATATTTAATTTGTGTTTTTATTATCTATATTTTTTTGTAAAACCTAAAAAATATGGAACAACAAATGACATCCGAACAGGCAGGACAAATGAATTTTAATTTACCTCACGATGTGGTAACCTTACCTTCTCAAGGAGTATTCTATAAATCAAAAAAGAAATCTGTTAAAGTTGGTTATTTAACCGCTGCAGATGAGAATGTAATTGCATCGGCAATAAGTGGTGTTAATCGAGATCAATTGGCTTTGAGTCTTATTAAACACAAGATTTACGAAACAGATTTAAAAGCTGAAGAACTTTTGGATGGAGACATTGAAGCAATATTAATCTTTTTAAGAAACACTTCCTTTGGCCCTGAATATACGGTAAAAGTCACGGATCCTGATACGGGTAGACCATTTACCGCAACATTAGTTCTTGATGAATTAAATATTAAAAAACCATTTAATGAACCAGACCAAAATGGTTTGTTTGAAACAACTTTACCAAAATCAGGGGCAAAAGTTAAATTGAAACTTTTGAATTATACCGAAATTTTGGAACTTGAAAGAATGGCAGAAAGTTATCCACAAGGAAGAGTAGTTCCAAGAGTTACTTGGAAATTAACAAAACAAATTATTGAATTAAACGGAAGTACTGACAAATCAATGATTGCTCAGTTTGTTGAAAGTATGCCGATTATGGATTCCAAACACATTAGACAATTTATGTTGGAAAACGAACCAAGATTAGATCTTAAAAAAGAAGTTTTAGCCCCGTCAGGAAAAAAGGTAAGTGTTGATATTACCTTCGGGGTAGACTTTTTTCGGCCTTTCTTCTGATCATCTTAGATACCTATTGGACGAGTATTATTATTTGGCCACTTTTTTACACATAGGATGGGATGAGTTTCATAGAGTACCGACATATAAAAGAAAATATTTAATGGATAAGTTAATTAAGGAAAAAACCAAGAAAGATTAAAATTCTTGGTTTTTTTGTATTTATAAAAAAAAGTTAAAATATGTTTTTTCAATCACCAACACCACCACCATCAGGAGGGGGACTTTCAGATAGTCAATTTGAAAAACTACAAAACTCAATTACAAGAGCAGTTGAGAGCGGTTTTAAAAACGCAAAATTTGAAAAAACAACGAGTGACCAAAAAAAAGATGGGTATTACACTGGCGGGGAATATGGTGGAAAAGATTATGGTCAATCACCAACAAATGTTTTAGGATATGAAAAACAGTTTGAACAAATTGAAGGAGAGTTAAAAAAAATTGCAGATATTAGATTAGACCCATTGGGAACAATCAACGAGCAGGTTTACAAACTCCAAGTAGGTACAAAAGATGTATTTTCTTTATTTGGACAAGGGAGAGAATTATCAACAGGTATCGCGTCCGCAATTGGAGATGCTAGATTTTCAATTATGGAAATGGGTGGCGACGCAAATGCCGCTTTTGGGGTACTACAAGAAGCTTTAGAATCGACGAACAAAACAAGATTATCTGGAGCCAAATATGTTGATGATTTATTTGCAACTACAAAAGTTACAGGTCAATCTGTTAGGGAATTAGTTGGAGGTTTTGACAGGGTTGGAATGTCAGCGTCACAAATTAGTGGTACTATGAAAGATGTCGTTGATTATGCGTCATCGGTAGGATTAAATGTAAAGGCAGTATCTGACACACTTATCAAGAATTTTGAAAAGTTAAATTTATATAATTTCCAAGGAGGAGTACAAGGGTTAACAAGAATGGCCGCTCAAGCAACCATGCTGAGGATGGATATGACTAAAACCTTAGGTTTAGCCGATGAATTACTTTCACCTGAGAAAGCTATCGATATGGCGGCAGGATTACAAAGACTTGGAGTTTCAACAAGCGCTTTAATAGATCCATTGAGGTTAATGGATATGGCCCAAAATGATCCTGAACAACTTCAAAAAGAAATTGTTAATTTAACTAAACAATATACCTATTTTAACGAAGAAACAAAAAAAACAGAAATACTTCCAGGGGCTCAAAGATATTTGAGAGAGTTAGCTCCTATGTTAGGAATGACAAAAGAGGATTTGGCCAATATGGCAATACAATCCGGAACCATTGAGAGGAAATTGTCAGAAATTAAAATGCCTGGAATTGTCCAAACTGAAGAGGACAAAATGTTGTTTGCCAATTTAGCGGAATTAAATAAAGAAGGAAAGTATGAAATAACATATAAAGATGATGAGGGCATACAAAAAACACAAACACTTGAGGATATATCTAAGTTAACTTACGAAGGACAACAAGAAGTTATGAATCAAATCCGTGAAACACAAAAGTTGAAGGATATGGATATGAAAGATGTTGCTCTCAAACAACTCTCAACCGCAGAAGAAACAAATAATTTATTAAAATCGATGGGAGCCAAACCATTGGCAACAATAGGTGCCAGTCGATTGGGATTTGAAGCTGTGGAAACCGGAGGAGCCCTCTCAAGGACTACAATGAAAACTACTGTTGATACTGTAACAGAAAGTTTAGGGATTTCAACAGAAAAACTGAGAGAATTAGATAATGAAATTGTAGGTTTTATAGATGATTTGGCCGCCGCGGCTAAAAATGGACAATTAGATTTTCAAAATTTATCTGACGCAATTG